CCTCTCTGGGTTGGAAGGCTTAAGGTCGGCGGAGCTCCTTACCTCAAGGGGAGGTTTGCCTATTTTTACCTGCTCAACAAGTTCCTGGATGACGCGACCATTATCGCGATCCATGCCAATCCATGGCTGCTTTTCAGCGCTGAGGAAGAACTCATACTGGTGAGCTCAGGGGGCGGTGGAGTATCTCTATCATCCAGTGCTGCCGCGAACGTCACGGGATCAGGTGCATTATCCGTTGCTGTTCCCGTAGCAGGCGCATCGGCAGCAATCGCAACCGGACAAGGAACGCTGGGCATCGCGCTGCCCCTCTCAGGCGCGAGCACTTCTGTGGTGACTGGTGCTGCCACGCTCAATGCTACTCAAGCGCTGGCAGGCTCAGGCCTAGCAGGCGCGACAGGACAAGGTACGCTGGGCATAGCCCAGGCACTAACAGGATCGGGCGCGCCGTCGGTTGCGGGTGCAGGCACGCTCAGCCTTTCCATATCGCTCAACAGCGCAGCGCTGGCCAATGTGCTTGGCGCAGGAACGCTGAACGGTTCGGTTGCCCTGGCAGGAGCAGCTGCAGCAGACGTATCGGGGCAAGGTACGGTATCCCTATCGCTTGCTCTGTCATCGACAGCGATCGCGAATGCCATCGGTAGCGCGAACCTGGGTGTGAACGGCGCACTCCAGGGCGCGGGCGTTGCATCGGTAACTGCATCCGCTACGCTTAACCAGGCGATTCCACTCCAGGGCGCATCGCTCACTGCGACGAGCGCAAGTGGCACGCTGACGCAAATCGTGCCTATAGGTGCAAGTGCGGTTTCCCTGGTATCTGGGCAGGCAGCGTTAATCCTGAACGTGAGCATGGCGGCTGACGCACTGGCCCAGGGGCTTGCGGTGGGCAATATGACGCTGCGAGTTGCGTTAAGCGCGGCTGCCGTGGCAAACGTAGTTGCAACAGCATCCTTCCCGCACTTGCCGACCCCGGCATGGCGCACGGTCACCATATCGAGTGAAAAACGCACCTGGTATATCGAGGACGAGGACAGGACTTTGAGGATGAGCGCGTGACGGGATTTCAGACAGACAGCCAAGGCAGCTGGATAGAGAAAAGCCCGGAAGGTGTGCTCGACTATATGGTCGACTGGAACGCTAATGGTTGGCTGGGAGAGGATACGCTAGTCACGGTGACATGGCTCGTTGATTCCGGACTCACAATCGTCACTCAGGCCAGCGCGGCTACCACGGCATCGATCTGGCTATCGGGCGGCGTACTCGGCGTCACGTACTGGGTGAAATGCACCGTTACCACTGCTGCAGGCCGAACCGAGGCGCGCAGTTTCAGGCTCGTCATTGTACGGCGTTGAGTGCAGACGTCTGCATGAATGGTCATCCCGTCCGCGGCCGAGCGGAGCGAAGAGGTAAAAGGTACTTCCCGGGCAGCCCGTACTGCGGTACGCAAGAGCGCGAAATTTGCGCAGATGTTTCGGGTCCCATGACTTCCTTCCTTTGACTCAGCAATGGCGAAGATAGTCAACAAGCGTGATCTTTCAGAGATCATCGGTATATCGGAGCGGGCCCTAACCGACTGGCAACGGGAAGGTTTGCCGGTGGTATACAGCGGTGAGCGCGGCGAGTCGAATCAATACGACACCGAGCAGGTGATTGCCTGGATGATCGCCCGCGAGCTGGCGAAGATCCAGGTGGAGTCCCAGAAGGATCGACTATCCCGCCTGCAGGGCGACAAGGTCGAGCTGGAGATCGCAGAGAAGCGTGGGCAGTTGATACCGGTGGACCAGATAGAGCCCGCGTGGGCCGCGATGGTGGCATCTGCTCGATCGTACCTGCGGTCGCAGCCCGATCGCCTGGCTCACCTGCTTGAGGTAACGGACGGGGTTGATGCCAAGCGGGATCTGCTGATGGAAGCATTTGATGACGCACTGCGAAAACTCTCGGAATATGAACCCGCTGAAAGCGATGCTGAAACGGGTTGCGCGGAAATTTGCTCCGCCACCGAAGATGACGGTGGCGCAGTGGGCGGAAAAATACCGGTACATTTCGGCTGAGAATAGCGCGCTGCCTGGCAAGTACAGCCTGGCGATCACGCCCTATTTGCGCGGCATTCTCGAGTGCATCAACGATCGCGCCGTGCGGAAAGTGGTATGCCAGAAATCGGCGCAGGTGGGTTGGACCGATGGAGTAATCAATAACTATATTGGCTACACCATCCATATCGCTCCGGCACCCGTAATCGTAATGTTTCCGCGGGACCAGAATGCGAAGGACTACAACGTTGAAAAATTCAATCCAATGGTTGAGGCAACGCCTGTTCTATCGGACCTGGTAGAAACGAAAACGCGCACGGCGGATAACACTCAAAACCGGAAAAAATTCCCAGGTGGTTTTCTCAAGTTCATAGGATCGAACAGCACTGGTGGCGTCAAATCGACGCCGGCCAAGATCATGATCGTCGAGGAACCTGACGATTGCAACCTGAACATCAAGGGACAGGGGGATTCGATCAAGCTCCTCGAGGAGCGCGGCAAAACGTACCACGACCGTAAGGTCATAGCAGGCGGCACGCCTAGCATCAAGGGCGTGTCCAGCATCGTCGCCGAGATGCAGGAAAGCGACCAGCGGAAAAACTATGTGCCCTGCCATGAGTGTGGCGAATCGCATGTGCTCGACTGGGAAAACGTGCATTGGCATAGCGATGAGGCGCGCAGCCATCCCATATTCGGCCATGCCTTGCCGGAAACAGCCTATTACGCCTGTCCGCACTGCGGCACATTATGGAACGATGCGCAAAAAAACCGTGCAGTGCGTCAGGGAGAATGGCGTGCCACCGCCGAGTTTCGGGGGGTTGCAGGCTTTTATCTGAACGAGCTCTATAGCCCTTTTGCTGAAAGTCGCTTGAGCCGGCTGGTAGAGAAGTACCTGGCGGCGAAATTCGAAGCGGACCGCGGCGATATCGGCGCGTTGATCACCTTCTGGAATTCATCCCTCGGGCTAAGCTGGGAGTACCAGAGTGATCTGCCGACCGAGGATGTGCTCAAGGATCGCGCGGAGGATTACGAGGAATTTACCGTCCCCTGGGGTGGGCTGGTTCTCACCGCCGGAGTGGATGTGCAGCATGATCGTTTGGCTGTAATCATCCGGGCTTGGGGTCGCGGCGAGGAAAGCTGGCTTGTCTACTGGGGCGAGATCCACGGCGATACCAGGGTGCCAGAAAAGGGAGCGTGGGTAGATATGGATGCGTTGCTCACACGCGATTTTGCTCACGCGGGTGGAATCAAGCTGGCAATTCGCGCCGTGAGCATTGACTCGTCGGATGGCGTAACGTCGGATGCGGTATATACCTACGTGCGCCGACGGCTGAATAAAGGCTACCTGGCAATAAAGGGCGCCTCCAACGACGACGGGCGCGAGATATTCGCGCCGCCTAAACCGTCGATTGATACTGGCCGGCAGCATAAGCATACCAAGCATGGCCTGAAGCCCTACATCGTTGGCACCTCACGTGCCAAGGACCTATTGCTGGAAGGCAGGCTGCAGCTGACGGGCGGGGGGCCAGGCCGTTTGCACTGGTACCGCACAGTGCGGCCGGACTATTGGGAGCAGCTTACGAGCGAGGTCAAGATCCCGCATCGCACCATCCGGAATAAAAAGGTCTGGGCGCCGAAGTCCGGAGTACGAAACGAGGTGTTGGACGCAGAGGTATATTGCCTGCACGCGGCACGTTCTTTGAAATTGAATTTGTATAAAGAGTCACGATGGCTGGATCTCGAGCAAAAGGTCCGGCAGGCAGAGATTTTTATTGGTGAGTCCGCGACGCAAACTGCCGCGTTGCAGCCCGCTGTGCAGACGTCTGCACAACCTAAACCCGCTATTCAACCGAAGCCAGCGCCGTTCAATCCCGCCCGGCAAGGTTTTAGCGCATCCCGTTGGTGACCATGAATATATTTAGCACGTTGCAGCAAGGCGACTCTGCGAGCTGGGACGATTCGCCATTCACTGACGCGCAGGGCGTGCGTTATGACAGCAGCGCCTATGATCTCGTCTATGAGTTGCGCGGCCCGGCAAAACTCACTCTCAACGCAACCGCAAATGGATCGGGCTGGACCACCACCCTGAGTACCGCGCAGAGCTCGGGACTGCTTCCGGGAATCTATGCCTTCGCGGCATACGTCAAGGCGCAAGCCGTGCGGGTGACCGCGGCCCAGGGCACTTTAACCATCACTCCTGACTTGTCGCTGGCCACTGTTGGTTATGACTCGCGCAGCGTGGCGGAAAAGGCGCTGGCGGACGCGGAGGCTGCACTCGCGAACCTGACAGCCAGTGGCAAAAAGATGAAACAGTACTCAATAGGGTCGCGTGCTGCGACGTATTACACCGCGGCTGAGCTTATCAGCGCTATCCAATATTGGAGAATCCGCGTGCGCAACGAACGCCATGCCAGAGCTATAGCGAATGGCATGGGAAATCCATCCAACCTGCTTACTAGATTTCGATGAGTGAGCCTTGGTATGACGAGAAGAGGGTTGCCGTGAGCGGTTCGGTTGTGCTGGCGAAATGGAACCGGGAACGGGCTGCGGCTAAAGCCGCATCAGCCAAACCTCAGCGTTCATATGCCGGCGCGCAGTTCAACCGGTTAACCTCGGACTGGACCGCACTAAACACTTCCGCCGATTCTGAGATTTTGACGAGCCTCAGGGCATTGCGCGCGCGTTCTCGCCAGATGGTGCGAGACAATGGCCACGCAAAAAACGCTGTGCGCATCGTGCAGAACAACGTCGTCGGCAACGGGATCGGGCTGCAGGCGCAAGTATCGAACTCCCGTGGCAAACTGCAAGAGGATGTAAACAGCCGCATCGAGGAATCTTGGGCAAAATGGATTAAAGCGGATACCTGTCATGTAGCCGGCAAACTCGGCATGACGGATATTCTCCGGCTTGTCATGGGACAGGAGGTGGAGGCCGGCGAGATTCTGATACGCAAGATCAGGCAACCATTTGGCAGCGGGAATATCCCTTTCGCGCTCGAGATAATCGAAGCGGATCGCCTCATGGATCAGTATCAAAACGTCAATTCGCCGAACGGAAACGTTATCCGCATGGGCGTGGAACAGAATCAATGGGGCAGGCCAGTGGCGTACTGGATGCATCCGACTCATCCAGGCGATTACACGTTTGCTTCGTTCGTACCCGAAAAGTTCGTGAGGGTTCCTGCCGAAGACATCATCCACCCCTTCATCATCGATAGATGGCCGCAAAATCGGGGAGTGCCCTGGTTCCATGCCGTGCTGAAAAAGCTCCGCGACATGAGCGGATATACGGAGGCAGAAATTGTCGCGGCTCGAGCGTCGGCAAATATCGTTGGCCTAATTACCACTCCGGAAGATGGTCCAGGTGACGCGATAGTGAATGAGCAGCGAACCATCGATGTCGAGCCAGGTACTTTCAAACAGTTGCTGCCGGGCGAGGATCTCAAGGCTTTCATCCCCAGCCGCCCAAACGCGGCGCTTGAACCATTCATGCGCTACATGTTGCGGGAAATGGCAGCAGGTATCGGCGTTAGCTACGAGTCTCTTTCGCGCGATTATTCGCAGTCCAATTATTCCAGCTCGAGGCTGTCTCTCCTGGATGACCGTGACTTGTGGCGGGTGCTGCAAGGCTGGCTGATTCGTGGCGTATTGATGAATATTTATTGCGAATGGCTCGAAGCAGCCGTTCTCTGCGGTGAACTCAGCTTTCCCGACTATTCATTGAATAGGGAAAAGTACCGCGCAGTGCGCTTCAAGCCGCGCGGCTGGGGCTGGATCGATCCAACCAAGGAAGTGACCGCATTCCAGAAAGCAGTGCGCAGCGGATTCATGACCGTGTCGGACGTGGTCTCGCAAACCGGTGGGGGTGCGGACGCGGAAGATACATTCAAGGCGAGGCGTCAGGAACTGGATCTGATGGATGAGTTGGACCTGACGTTCGACACGGATCCGGCAAAGGTCGATCTGCCGGGAGAAGTCCAGGCCGTTCCCGTTGATCCACCTGAGGGAGATCCTGAGGATGGCGATGCAGAAACAGAATAACCCGCTTCGGCGGGTTTTTTATTTGGAGTAACGAATGATCAAACATCGTCCCGAGAAGCTGGGTCCGCAGCGCAGATCGATAAACCGCGTCTTGGACGTCGACGGCCAACGCGTATTGGTCGACCAGGAAACTCGAACAGTTGACCTATCGTTCAGCTCAGAAGAGCCTGTCGAGATGTGGTATGGAACGGAGATCCTGAGCCATGCGAAAGGTGCCGTGCGTGTCGATGGCGTTCGCCAGGCCAACATGCCGCTACTGTTCAATCACAACCGGGACTATCTCCTGGGGATCGTGGAGAAAATAGAAATAAAAGGCGGCCGCGGCTTGGCAACGGTGCGATTCGGAAAAGACGAGCGCGGCGAATGGGCGATGAAACAGGCCGATGACGGCATCTTGTGCAATGTCTCCTTTATGTATCGGGTCTTCAAATTCGAAGAGGATACCGAAAAAGAAATTTATACGGCTACCGATTGGGAGCCTTACGAAATCTCGCTAGTCACTGTTCCCGCCGACGCCACCGTCGGCGTGGGACGGGATGCTGGCGATGAAGAACGGGACGTGATCATCGAGACTCGTTCCCAACCACAACCGGCAACCGCCGAAATTCAAAAGGAAACCACCATGTTTAAAAAGCATCATGTAGTGCAAGACGCGGCTGGCGACGGCACTGGCGGCGGCGCCGGTACTGTTGTTGACGCTGCCCGTGAACGCCAATCGGGCGC